CCACTCGTGAGAGGCATTATCTATCTCCTTACTGAACCTTGCTCAAATAATGGGTTGGGGCTGTGAATTGGACACGAGTCTCGTCGGACGATTGTCTTTTCCTCTCCACTACGACGAACTCGTTGTTGCTGGCTGACGCTATAGTTTGCGCCCCGGTTGCACCGGAAACATCCAATAATGCGCCAGCTAATCGTGCGCTAGTATCGTTGCGGTCAGCGTAAACAGCGTCTGGGTTGGCGATGGATTTCACCACTGTGGTGCTGTCTGTGCCGCTCACGACACCGGGTTGTCCATCTGTCGCATCGTCGGGGTTTTCTGGCCCGACAAAGATGCCAACCGCAGCGGTGTCACCCGTTGCGAGTAAGTCTACTTCACCGGATTCCAGATTCAGCATATCACCACGAGTCAGGGTTTCACTGTCCTTCATGATGAACGTCAGAATCAGGGGCCGCCCCCCTGAGATATTGTATCGCCACTCAAATCCATTGGCTGCCATGTCATCCTCCTATGCGTTCTATCCGCAGGTCAGAGTTTAAATTCCTTGGGAATATTCTTCTTCAGTCATCCCCATGAGTCTCGCCGCTTCACGCTGGCCTTCTGATAACCGCATCGTGGGAGCAACCTCCCCGGATTGCGGGTTCAGATTCGGCGCACGATTCGGCGAACCTTTGAGATACGGCTTGTCTTCCATGAGTTGAGTTAAGGCTGCATCCACCCCAGTGACCCCGTCCTCCTCACTGTACCGGACATTCGCTCGGTCAACCAAAAGTAACGCAGCATCAGGGTCAATGATTCCCAACTGGGTCGCTCGCACTTTGACTTCAGAAGCAATCATCGCTGCGGATATTTGGTCGGCAGCGGAGGCGGCTTTGCGTTCAGCTTCAGCAGCCCTTGTTTCCAGTTTCTCTTGCTCACTGAGTTGTGCTTGCTCCAGTTCGTCTGCTTTAGCGGCCCGGTCTTTCAATTGGTTGTAATCGGCAAATTGATTACGCACTTCCCGTCTGGTTTGGGCCTGGACTCGGTTCATATCTTCCTGGGTGAATGTCCGATGCTGGCCCTCTCCTTCCGGTTCCGACTGGGTGGCCGGTGGAGCCGCTTGGTTCCCCTCATCTCCTGTTAGTCCCGTATTCTCTGTTACCATATCCTCCCCTATTTAGACCCGCAGGGTTGCGGTATAAGTGTATTGACTTAGCATAAGCCACTCAGTACACTAAATCCAGTCATCTGTTCCACCACTTCTCAATTGCTCTGCCGATACCTTCCGGCAGGGCAATTTTGCATATTACGCCACCCCGCCCAATTTTTCTAGGGGATGTTGCCCGGTTATATCAGGAACGGTATCGGGACGGAAGGGGCCATCTGAGCGGCCTCTGCCGGGTCGGTGGTTTCATCATCCCCGCAATGGTTTTGCTCCAAGCCGCAATTCTTACAAAGCCGCATCACGATGCCGATGGCAGCATATGTCTTCCGGTCTTGAGGCCACAAAGCCGCCAAGGATAACTCGCTAGATTCACAGCGATAGCACTTCATGCTTGTTTGCGTGGGCGACCACGGGTTCGGCGCAACGGCACCATCTGGTCGGGATGCTCATCGTTGTATTGGGTGATGAATCTATCCACCCCATCGGGTTCCGGTACTGGGGTGGTTTCCACGGTTATCCCAACGAACTCAGCCCCACATCCTTCACAGAATGAAGTCGGCCTCGACTCCTGGCGGCTCCGGTCACAAAATGGACACCAAAGCACTCCCCGGTGTTGGCGTATCACTGTCTTAGTTTCATCTCGCAATACGGCTTCCATGTCACTCCTACAATCCCAATGCTTTAACGGATTTAACGGTGGAACTTTTGCCCCAAATTGTGCTGGTGGATGTAGTCACCAAGTCACTTAATCCCACCTTGCCCTGCTGGAAGGCGGCGAAGGTTTTGGCTCCCATCATGCCTTCTTGGGTAGATTTGCTTTGACCATTGAACCAGTCTTGCCCGCTGGGCGGCCTGGGTTCCTCTGGGATGTCCAAACCCAAATCTTGGTAGGTCAGAGTCTCCGGCACCATCGTACAACGGCAGTTCGGGTGGGAATCCAGCGGCTCGTTAGTCTCATACAGTGTGCCGTCCAAGGCGATGCAAGCCATACAGGTGGTCGCATCCTTGCTCGCCAATCGGCGGTATCCCTTCACCACATCGCTATTCGCTGCGTAATTGAGCCTGGTCGCTTCCCGATGTGACCTATTTATCTCTGTGCGGCTGATGGTCAATGCCCTGGTTAATGGCATCCCGGCAGCTTTACGGATTACATTGGCGACTTCCCGTGGGCCTTGTCCGGTGGCGATGCCTGTTCTGATGCCAGCCTTGACCTCATTGGCGGCTGGTTGACCCAATTCAGCCAGGAGATTCCCGATTGGTTTCCCATCGCCACTGATACCGACAAAGGCTTCAAAGGCTTCTTCTGGGAGACGGTTCCACCCCAGCCCGACATTGGCTAGATTATTTAACGTAATCCCAGTCGGGAGGCTCGCATTAGCGACCAATGGCGCACCCTTGACGGATAATCCCACAGCCGCCCGTTGGCCTTCTGTCACCGCTGCTCCTGCGACCCGGCTGAATTGGTTCACATTGGCGACTAGCTGGCCTTCCAATTCAGCGAGGCGGGTCATCTTATTTACTTCCCAGATTTTGAGATTACGCTGCTGCCCGATTCTGACTACGTTGGCGGCTTCCTTTTGGAGTTCCGTGTAAACCACCCCGTACTCGTTGATGATACGAGCGGCGGTAGCCTGGTCGAGTGCTGCCACTTGACGGGCCAATTCCTCCACGGCTTTCTGGGCTTCAGGTGGTGGCATTATCTATACGGCCCCCAGTATTTTCTCCAAATCTCAGCCAACCATGCACGCCTCTCCTTGACGGGAGTACGCTGGGGCAATGTTCCATGCTCAGTCATACTCTGGCGAGAGCGGCGTAACGATTCCGCATTGGTGGCCTTGTGAAGATACCACTTAACAAAACTGTCATAACCATCGCCCAGAACTTCTTTTAGACCATCAAATTCTTCCCAGTAGCGAAGCTGAAGGAGGGCGTCATCATGGGCGATTTCTGGTGTCTGTTGGAAAAGATGCCAAATCTTATCCCGGTTATCCCCTGCGACCTTTTCCATTACGTCAGGCAACATTGAACCCTGCGTTGAGATTGCCCTTGGAGGCCGATAGGTTGCTGGCATGATTAGACCGTCCCGGCTTGGAAGTTCCGCAATATCTCAGCCCCGATATTAGTCTCGGAGACTCGCTCGGCTTGGACATCTTCCCCCATGCTATCTATCTGCTCTTGGTTGTATCCCATCTCTCGCAATATCTGGGTCTTGCTCACGCCCAAGTCTCTTTTGATAACCAAGGATTGAAGGTGCATTATCTCGTTGCGAGTCTCTGGGTCGTCCCATGTGGTGCGGATAGACCCTTCATCTATCTCTGGTTGGGCCTGCCCGAAGGCTGCTTGGATGCGCATCGCTGTCATGATGCAGTCTTCCCATGAATTACCGAAGTTGACCATGCGTTGTCGGGCCTTGTTGACCAGCCCCGATTCAGCCGTCTTCAAGGCTTCTCCGCTGGGCGCACCACCCATTATCTGAAACAGATGTTGTGGGGTGCGGGTGGTGCCTGCGATATGTTGCACAAGCGACTCTATCGCTCGTAGAGGGCCGTCCACGTTGGCTGCGCTCCATTGACCCACTGAGCCGCCATCGTATTCACTATGGAACTCTGTGACGCTCCCTGGCAATATATCTAATCGGCTTGCCCCGTGGTTGACGTTCAAAGTGTACCGCTGGGGGAAGGCCAGCGTGTCCAATATCATGGTCAAATCAATCAGGGTCTTGTTCAATAAATCCTGCATAGGAATCACGTTGATTATCTCGGACTGACCGAAGTCTGAACCCATCGGGCGGTTGCGGAAATGTATAAGGGGAACTCCCAAGGGTTGGCCCGACCCATCCAGCCAAGGCACAGGCCAAGTCTCGTCCATATCGTCCTGGTATTTCCCCCACACGCCACCCTTGGCGACGTATTTCTCAACCCGGTCAGGGTAATATAAGTTCAGTCGAGTTTCTGGTTCTTCCCCGAGGTGGGGGCGTTGTATCCACTTCTTGCTGGCCCAATCTATCTCCCGGCTGGCCTCGTTATAGTGCGGCATTATCATTTCGGCCATCTGGTGAGTCCAGCGGGGCCGTTGGTTGTCCTCATCCCAATCGCATAACAGGTAGCTATCGCCCAGCATGATGGTTTCGGCATGGATTACATTCTGGATATAGTCCATGCGGTTGCGATTCCACAAATCCCAGGCCCATTCCGCAACGGCGTCATTCTCAACCTCGAAACCAATCACGCTTAATCGCTCCGATAAGCTGTCCACTACCACGTTCATAAAGTTGTCACGGAACTGTAGCCTGGGCGGTAAGAACTTCTTGAGGCGGTCAGTGAGGGCGGTGTCATGGTCGCCGCCATAATAGCGTCGGGCCAGTTCATAATCGGCCCGCCTATCGTCGGCCTGCTGCTGAACCCACCGCATCATGGACTCCGCTACCGGGTCAAGGCCGTTAACCCTCATCAGTACCATATCTGTCTCCTTTACCGATTGTTCGGGTCAGTGGTGGGGATTATACAACTAAAGACTTTAACCGCCCTTAAAACGCTCTCCGTGCGTCATTGAATACCCTGCTTACCTAATGGTGTCCACCAAAACCAGGAGTTGCGCTGGTTATCTCCTCTCCTTGCTTATTGAACACTATCCCAAGGCCAGGGACTACCAACACTCCGGTAGGAGTTAAAAGTCCCAGCATCTTGCTGAACCATTCATCGTTTCTTTGATGCTGAAATTCGGTCAAAGTGTAATAGTATTTCTTGCTCCAACTCACTGTATCCATCATTCCACCTACGCATCCCAATATATCGGGTTGTCTGGGTCAAGTCCCAATGGGTTGTCGGTTCGGTTCATGCGCCGGGTGCCGACCAATTGATGCACCAATGGCTCCACGGGCCGCATCCCACGCAACCGCATGAACGCCCCCGATAGCCCATCCACTTGGTCGTCATGGCGGCCCAGCGGGAACGCTTCCACTTCATCAAGGAATGGCCCCAGCCACGCCCCACGGAATAGACGAACATTCCCCACTTCAGCCTGGCTGCTAACTGGGCCTGCCCGTTCCACTTTGGAGCCGGTGGCCCGTTGCCCCCGCACCGTGAAGTCTGCCAAGACTCTGGTCACATAATGGTAGATGGTATTGACCCCACTGGAGCCTGGTTCCTGTTCGATGTATATCTGTGTCCCGCTCCCATCCATCATCGCCGTCTGCCTGATAAGTGCTTCAACCTCACCGGGAGTGCCACGCATCCGCTGCACATCCACCACGTAATATAGTCCATCGGCTCCGTAATCCACCCTGACCCCGGCGGTGTAGTCTGGGTCGTTCCCGCCCCGTAATGGAGTCGCTGCCAAGTCCCAATAACGGACGCTGCGGTTCATGACAACGGGCAATTCGTCCACGACGGTGAACCATTCTCTCTTGAATAGACTTCCAGGTTGTCGGGCTGTCCAATCCCCGACCAATAATTGCTGACGAGTTACCGGGTCGAGTTGGTTCAGCGATTCCAGATAAGCTGCTTGGTCAAGGTAAGGATTATCCGGTAATGATGCCGGGATGAAGATACGGCTCTCGATTGACCCTCTCGCATCTATGAACCGCTCACGCACCCACTCATGGCCCACGCCGCCAGGGTTACTAGCGGAACGCATACGGAGTGGAACTTCCACATCACTGGGACGGCGTAACCGGCTGAATAGATAGCGGTATTGGGCCTCCGTGAATTGGGTCAATTCATCGAAGCCGATGAACTGGAACTCAGTGGACTGGTAGCGGTATTCGTCTCCCGGCCTTTCCAGATAACCGAACGTGATGGTTGCCCCGCTGGGGAACTCCCATGTCTTCAGAGAATCCCGCCAATGGGCCGATGAAGGCATCAGCCAAGCCTTGGCTCTATCCATCAATGCACCTGGCAAAGATAAATCAGTGTACGAGCGTCTTAGGAGCAGGGCTGAATACCTTGGTACGTCGGCGTATTGCAATGCAGCCATAAGTAGAGCATCGCTTTTGCCACCGCCAGCCGCCCCACCATACAGGGCTTCCTGATTGGTCAATAACAGAAAGGCAAGCTGCTTCGGAGTTGGTTTATGCGGTATGTAATCCGTCCACGATAATTGGAGTGTGTCCATTGGACTCCACCCGGACTGCCCCAGCATCTCGCAAGACGGATATGGCTTCGCTGATGTCACCAATATCTAGCGTTAACACCTCATGCTTGATGGGCGCACCATCTGCGCCGGTATGCTCCATCTTGGCGGGGGAATCCATTCCCATCAATTGCCGGATGTCTCCGATGGCCTGCAAGCATAGTCGGGTGGAAGCCGCATCAGCTTGGAGCATCAAGGGCCAATGCACTTGCAGTATCTTTGTTAACCGTTCTAGTGTTAAAGACCGGAAGTGGTCTGCCGGAGGTTGGAGCGTTGATTGAAGGGCGGTTTTAACAGCGGCAATCGCCCCGGTATGGTTGGCATAGCCCAGATTGTCGGCTATCTCTTGCCAGGTTCTACCAGCCATCCGCAACTCCAAGGCCTGCCGCTGCTTGTTCTTGGCATCAATACGCCGTGGTGATAACTTACTCTCAGGCATGGTTGCTAATCATCATCAACCGTTAAATTCCCAAGGGCAAAGATGATACGTTCCAATCTCCCAACGATTTCGATTTGCTGTATGGTATTCGCCTCTATCGCATCAACTATCTTCTCGGCGATTCGGTCGAACACTGCCATGATTTCTGCGTCATCCATCTGCACCCTACCTCGCAATAGCAAGGCCGCTATTCTCTGCTATCACTTCAGCTTTGACCCATTCCCAAGTCCTGGCGATGCCTTCTTCCGGGGAAATAACGGGGTCGTAACCCAACACCCGCCGGGCCTTTTCATTGGTGAATAGTTCTCGCTGGCCCTTCTCACCTGGGCGATGAGGAACACGGGACATTCCGGTTCGTTCAAGGCCTGGGCCGCCGTTGCGCTTCGCCTCTTTCCAAGCGACCTGGATGCACATCGTAGCCAAGTCATCGATGCTGTGTTCTTCGCCGTAGGAGACTTGGAACTTTTCCCCGATGACATCATCAGCCGGGGCTTCTACTGCCGCAATCCATGCTTGGACGACATCATCTACGTGCGTGACGTCTCGTGTCTGGTCGCCCCCTTCGATAAGCAAAGGTTTGCCCAAGGCAATCTGACGGAGCCACTTGTAGATGAATATCTCCCGGCGCATATTCGGCCCTATGACAGCCCCGTTGGACATATAGACTACTGGGATGTCATAACTGAGCCGGTACGCACGGAAAGCCATCTCAGCAGCGGCTTTGGAGAACGAATAAGGGTTGTGCGGTGTCAGTGGGTGGTTCTCGTCTATAGGCAAATATTCGGCCCGTCCGAACTCATTACCTGACCCGGCGTATATGACCCGCTCGACCCACGGAGCATCCTTCAATGCTTCCAATAAACAGACCGTTCCCAAGACGTTATCCATGACTGTCTGGCGTGGCCCAACGAACCCGTACGGCACGTCTGCTTGCGCTGCCAAGTGGATGACGATGTCCTGGTCTTTCAAATGGGCCGGAGTAACATCAAGCATACTCGACCACTGATAATCTATCCGGTCAATGATTGGACGCAATAATGGGGCTTGCAACGGGCCAACCCTGTCCATGACTGTGATTTTATGACCCCGTTCCAGTAAATGCTTCGCCAATCCAGAACCACCGAACCCGGCACCGCCGACTATATAAACGTTCGCCATCATGAGCCTCTCTTATTTTTTGGGCTTCGCAACAGGTACACTTTTATCAGGTACATTTTCCACTGTTACATCATTACCTCCATCTTTCGCCCACAATGCAGGCTTATTATTCCAGGCTTTAATCTCAAGACGTGTATAACCATAATCTTGGAGCGTCTTATTAAATACCGACGATAATTTTGATGCAGGCAACCAATCTTGCTTGAGCGTCCCACTTCGCTCCATCGAATAATGGTCAAAGTGGCCTACTGAGCAAGTATTAAACGAATTGGCGATGTATAAGAACTTGGGGCAAAGTGTAGTCAATATATTCTCTAAGTGAGTTATCGGCGCAAGAATATGTTCAAAGTATTCCGATGCAAAGACCAAATCAACCTGTCCAAGTCCTTTTATGTCCGACGCCATCTTGAACCCGTAAGATTGACCCATAGCCGAACAGAAATCATACTGTTTCGTTCCCTCTAAATTGGTGCCTACAACCTCACTCCAAGGGAAAAGTTGCTTGAGGCCCGCCGTTGTATAGCTGATGCCACAGCCCAAGTCAGCGATAGTCTTGACGTTTTCGACAAGAGGATATACGAAAGGTTTTAATAGAGTACGCAGATAATTTCGGCTATATACCGCCCAGCAAACCCACATCTCCGTAAAGGCGTAATCGTCATCGTATATCGTATAATCTGGCTCACCTCGCTGAATCGAAGCGTACCACCGGTCTTCTTGCTCCACCGTATACTGTGGTAATGGCACCGGATACCGTTTGCTCGCTCGCCTGTGCTGGATAGTTTGGTCAATAATATGTTTAGCGCATTGCTTATCTATCGGATACATCCTGGCGTATTTGTTCAAGAAGTCGTTAAGGAATCGGCTAGGAGGAGTGCTTACTAAATACATAAATCTTACTTCTCATCTTCAGCTACTAGCCGTTTCAGTCTCTCGCTTTTAATCTCCGGGGCCGCTTGCCGGAGGGACATCCCATAAGCATCAGCCGATAGGTTGTCGAAATCAATATCGGTGCGGCGTTGTAATGGCGTGTCGAATTTGCCCCATGAACTGTGGACAAGATGTTGAGGCCTCTTGAACCGCCTCCCAGTCTTAACCACCCCAGGCCATGTTCGTTCAAGTGAGCGAGCCATCTCCAATCGCCCGTCTTGCTGATATATCGGCGTATTCCCACCCTTGACCGTCATGGTTCTTTTCTTGTGGACGAGGAAGGCTTGCATCTGGACGGTACACCAACCATCAGCCAAGACTTGGAGGCAGAAATCCGTGTCGTCGTTGTATCTCAACCGCCATCGGTGCGGCAGACTATTCAACACCAACGTACAGGAATAGACGTGGCAATTCAACCGGAAGGGCTTCTCGTTGACCTGGCTTACGAAGAAATCATAATTCAGCCCAGCGATGGCGACATTGGTGTAACGGTCAACGAAATCTTCAGTGACCCGCAACGCTATGCCAGCCTGACAGGGGAGCCGTTTGGACAATTTCAACCCAGTGGGGCGATACGCCCGAAATGTCTCGGTGAGGTTATCGTCCAGTTGCCAATGCCGTTCGTATCCCGCATCGGTAGCATGGCCCTTAATCCAATTACGGACATATACCAAGCCCTGGTCGTTAGCTGGCAATACCAGCAATCGGTCACGCCCGAATCTCGCTGCATATATGTCTGCTTCTTGTGGCTCCACCACCAGATAGAATGGGACGCTATCCCGTAATAATAGTTTCGCTGTGGTGTTGACATCCACCCGGCCCTTGGACGGGACGTATACCGGGTAGCGAGGCAATAGATTGGCGGTGTTTTTAACTTTCAAGGCGTACCGACATCACATCGTCCTTATCGTGCCAGGGCCACCATGTAGACCAGACTTTCTTTGAGCGTATAACAGGCTTGAAGTTCGGGTCAAGGGTGCGCAATGTTTCCATGAAGGCGTCACGGTCAGCTTCACAATCGAACCGGACAAGGAGCCGTTGACCTTCAAATTCGTCCGATGATTCAAAGTCAGGCATCCCCAACCATTCAGCGGCCTCGTCGAAGTCTTCAATCTCCTCTTGGGGGCGTGTGACCATCGCAAGGCTGGCAAGCATCTGCTCATCGTATCCTGTGCCAACCAACGCACCGGGGCCGGTTGAATAAATCTCTTTGAGCATATCCGTCAACGCTCTATCATCCACTTCCGCAAGGTTGGAAGTCTCATTATCCCCTGCCAATAGCTTCAATGCTTTCGGGTCATCGGCACCAATCCCCAATCGGACGACTGGGATGGTCACTAATCCCGTCCTCCTGGCTGCCTCAACCACTCCATGCCCTGCCAGTATCGTACCATCCTGGGCTATCACCACGTTCCGGTATAACCCATAATCTTTAATGCTTTGGGCCAGGTGTTCCAATTGGGCTTCGGGATGTTTCACATAATTGCGGGGATGGGGATGCAGTTCATCAATGGCGACGTGTTCAGTGTCGAATATCCCCAGCGTGGAGAGCATCGCCGACAGTTTCTCATTGTCAGTCTGGATATTGGTCAGCAATGAACTCAAAGCCTGCTTATCGCTCTGGGCCATCGCTGCCAGAGGGTCGAGGGTTGCCAGCATCTTGTCAGCTTCGTCTTTGGTGACATCCAACACCAACACCGGGATAAGCTGGTCGCCCATGACTTCCTGGCGCAGATGTCCATCTATCAATTCCAGGCCATCGGGCGTTTCTCTGGCGATGACAGCGTCGGCAAAGCC